GTAGTACGTACTGGTACGCCTTCATGGTGAAGGGCAAGACGTACCGGGGCAGTTGCAAAACCAGCAACGAGAGAGAAGCGCAGGAGTATCACGATCGCGAGAAATCCAAAGCGTGGCGCGGTCGAGTTGTGGGCGACAAAGAGCAGCACACGGTTGACGAGGCGATCAACCTGTACCTGAAGGAGCATGAGCACAAGCGCTCCTACCGGGACGATGAACGCAGCGGCGACTGGTGGAAGGAGCAGCTCAAGTCCGCCCAGGTCACCTTGCTGGACGACATCACGCCGGAGATCATCCGCGACATCCGCGATGAAGAGCTCCAGCGTACGGGTCGCACCGGCAAGAAGATCACCGTGGCGACGGTCAACCGCAAGCTCGCCTTCCTGCGTTCGGTGTTACGCGCGGCACAGCTCGAATGGCAGTGGCTGGACAAGCCGATCAAGGTGAAGCTGCTGCCGGGTGAAGGACAACGTGAGCGCTATCTCGAGCCTCACGAAGTCGAGCGCCTGGTGGCCGCGCTGCCGGAGCCGTTCAATTTCATGGCGCTCTTTGCCGTGTCAACGGGTCTCCGTCAGGGCAACGTCTTGGGCTTGAAGTGGAGTCAGGTGAACCTGGCGCAACGCTTCATCAGGTTCTCCGACAAGGTGATGAAGAACGGTCGGCCCTTTGCGATCGCTCTGAACGAGACGGCCATCACCTGTATCCGCGCCCAGCTCGGCAAGCACGACGAGTACGTCTTCGTGCGTGACGGTGAGCCGATGAGCTGGTTGCCCTCGAACATCTGGGCCGCGGCGCTGAAGGAAGCAGGCTTGAACGATGTGCGCTGGCACGATCTGCGGCACACCTGGGCGAGCCTGATGCGTCAGGCAGGAATCGGTTTGGACGACTTGCAGGAGATGGGCGGGTGGGAATCACCGCTGATGGTCAAGCGGTACGCGCATCTGGATGTGTCTCACCTGGCGCCGAAAGCAGCAGTGCTGGATTCGCTGATGGCGCGACGTCCTGCCTCTGTACAGAATTTGCACAGCGTCTGAAACGAAAGGGTGTGAAATGAACTCACACCCTTGATTTGATTGGCTCCCCGACCTGGGCTCGAACCAGGGACCTGCGGATTAACAGGGAGCCTGTGGTAGTTGCGCTCTGTGTATGTACGTTGTAACGCGTTGTTCTACCAAATGAGCCCGTTCGTAGACCGCGCACAAGCAACGCCGAGCAACGTACATCACTGCGTACAAAATTCGCACACTAACCCGTGAAGAAATTCTACTTGGTCTTACCCGCTCTCATATTATCAACGAGATTAGGATAGGGCCGGCCAGCTTTCCTGGCCATCTCCTTGGCCTTGGCTTTCTGCTCCGGCGTCAGTGACTTGCTCTTGCTCTTCGGGTTGGGTGTATCCCACACAGGTTTCTTCATCATCTTCCCTTTCATGCGTATCTTTTGCCGCGGAAGTAGCAGTTCCCGTCATCGCGCACGGCGGCGAACTCGGGGTACAGCAGCACTCCATCCACCCAGGTCAACACCGCGAATCCGGACTGCCAGTTCATGCCTGGCTTTCCGATGCGGTAGTCGAACTCCTCCTGGAATTCGTCGGCCAGCATCCCGGTCTTGATCCCGTAGTGCAGCTCCTTGAAGCCTTTATGGGCCTTGCAGGAGAGCTCGTGGGTGTGTCCAGTCACCGTGTGGCATCCGCCCTTCAGGACGTCATTCCAGCCACTGTGGAGGCCGCTGTGCCAGTCATGGATGATCACCATGTCTTCGTTGACGTCGATGCGATCGGAGTCCGCCCAGAGGGGCAGATGATCCTTCATCAGGAAGCCGCCGATGCCCTCGTATTCGGGCACCTGGTTGGCCAGGCGTGACTCAAAGCGAGCGCAGTGGTTGCCGTAGGTGCGCATCAGGCGGGTGCCAGGCTTGACAATCTTTTCGATCTCTCCCAGGCGGGCCTGCACTGCCTCGAGCTCGTCCTTCACGGAGGTTCGCTTCTGCCAGCGGATCCTGGGGTGACGGCTGATCGCCCCGCCGTCGAGGATGTCGCCGTTAAGGATTACGGCCTTGACCTGGGACCCCAGGTCTGCGATCAGATTGCACAGCGCCTTGTGCGCGGTGGGAATGTGGTCAGGGGAGTAGTGCGCGTCCGATCCTACGAGGATAGTTCCGTTCTCGATCTCGAGGCGGTTGGTATCACGCCGTGAGGACATGATCATCTTGATCACGCCTTGGTCCGCCCTTCCTGCGGCACGGGGATCAATCGATCCCAACAGTACTCCTCGGCGTTCCTCGATCGACTTGCGCCGTCCGTACACAGCGCGCAACGAAAGCCCAGATATTTCCGCAATCGTGGACGCAGACTGGTGCTCGTTCCAGAGTTTCAAAAACTCAGCGTCGCTTATTTTTTGATTCATTTACTGCCTTTAAGGGAATGACTTCGATCTCGCCGCCAGTTGCGGGGTCGAAGCGTGATGCAAGAGCCACCGCCTCTTGAGGTGATGCGCCCATTGCCATTGCGCCAATTGCGTATGGCGCACCGCTGCCAATGGCAAAGAAAGGATCCTTGATCTTGTAGCGTTTGCCTGAGCCGGCGTATAGGAATATGCCGTCCGGGTGAAGCTCGATGCCCTCGACTTCTGAATCATCATTGAGGCCAGACTCCTTTGCGGGTTTGCCTTCGATGTGTTCCCAGAACTTCAGGATGTCATCCCAATCGCCCGCCGCCCCGACAATTCCCTTGCCGATCCGTCGAACTTTTGAGACGCCAAACATGACGCCGTCAGCGCTGCACCTGGTGTCAGATGCGAGTACGCCGTGCTTCGTTGATACTGCAATGCACGTCACACTTGTTCCTAGACAAACGTTCCAATTCTCACAGAAATGCAAGTACCTGCGGCTTGGGGAATACCCTTACCCTGGAGCTGTGTCATGAAACCTTCAAGCACAGCGTTGCACTTTTGCTCGCTCTTGAACTGGTGATCGTTGGTCCAGAACGCGGCTTGGCCATTGAGGACGAAGAACACAACTGCTATCCATACCTCCATGGCACACCTCCTTAATCAGATGCCATCACCGCCTCGCGGAACTGCGGTCCCGCCTCCATCACCGCCTTCACAGCTCGGTTGTAAAGCTGCTTCTCGCGCTCTCGCACCCGGTTGAGTTTCGCCACCTTCTCTTCATCGCTGAAGCCGGGGTTGTTCTCCATCCGGGTCAGATCAGAACGTAGCTGGCGGATCTGCTGCGTAGTGCTCGAGATGATGGCGTGAGCTCTCAGCAGGCCAGGAGTCTCAGCGATGATCTCGCTGCGGTTCTGGGGCATGTTGCGGTACTCGTTGTACGACGTCTCGACCATTTCCTTGGCGCGGCGGAAGGCGCCGGAGTCGAAGCTCTCAGGAACCTTGGCGGTGAAGCGATCGACCAGCGGCATCGGGGTGTTCTTCACCTCTTCGCCACGCGCCACTCGAGCCGCGGTTCCCGCCGCCTTGTACGACTCGTTGATGAAGCCAGGCATGTAGCTGCCGATGATGAAGTCGATCGCCGCAGGGTTGATGTCAATGGCGCCAGACTTCAGTCGGTTGCCACCGGTGAGCTCGTTGAGCCCCTGCATTGCGGAGGCAGACAGCGGGTTGACCGAGCGGAAAGCCATCTGGCTGTCGGGTAGTTTGGCGCCACCGAACACCGAGTCCTCTCGACGGATCGGAGCTCCGTAGCGGTTCTCGTTCATAACCCACTCAACGATCGGCAGGGCTGCGGTCGGAGCCACGCCCTTGAGCGCCGTGCCGGCCAGGGTCTTGGAGTCAAGTCCAGAGGATCCCATCGGAGCAAAAGACTCGAAGGTTGTCTGAGCGATGCGCTTGACGCTGGTTGTGATTGGCTGCACGCCGAGCAGGCTGTCCATCATGAAGTTGCCCATGGCGTAGAAGGCGTTCCAGCCATACGGGATGGGGATCGCTGCGCCAGGCACGTCAGCAGAGAACACCATCGATGTGGCTCGCTTGTACACCGGCAGCTTGTCGATCGCGTTGCGGCCAGCCTCGTCGTCGTCCGAGAGAGCGCGACCGATGAGGTTCATCATGGCGCCCAGGCCAACCCACAGTCCGACGTACACGAACCCCTTGGACTTGAACTTCAGCTTGTAGTCCGGCGTCAGGGTGCCGAACAGGCTGAGCAGCTTGGCCGAGCCCTGCACTGCGGGGTTGAAGAACAGATAGAGCTGACGCGTAGCCTTGACCGAACCGCGCATGTTGAAGTTGACAGTGATCTCACCGGCAAACTGAGCGGCCTGGGCCTCGGACATCCCGGCTTCGCGCATTACCTTGTACGCAGCCAGGCGCGGGGCAATTTCGATCGGCAGCGAGAAGTTGTGCTCGATCATGTCCATCACGGCCATGAACTTGTCGCCGGCGTTCTGGAGCTTGGTGCGCTCACCCAGCAGCTTCTCGAGATCCTCGACCTGGGACGGCAGATCCTTGCGGTTGAGGAAGCTGGTGAGACCACCGTTGAGCTTCATCTCACGGTAGATCCGCACCATCTCGGGATCAGGGTTTACCCCAGTGTTCTTGAGGTTCTCGGTGCGCGCCATGTAGTACGCCGTCTTGATGGCGGACGGGATGGCCTTGACCATTGCAGCGGCCTGCGCCTTGGTCACACGACCGTCAGCAGCGGCGTTGAAGAACATCGTCTGCAAGTCACGGGCGAAGTTGACGAAGCCCCAGGCGGGGTTCCAGGTTGTCAGCATCTGGCCGACAATCTGGTTGAATTTGCCCAGGCGCTCGAGCAGAGCGTTGCTGTCACGCATACCCACGACGCCGTGGATCGCCTCAGCAAACGAGCCAGGGCTGGTGTCCTTGAACTCGATCGTGTTGGGGATGCCGTTGATCTTGGCAACCATCACGTTCGGGTTCTTGATGTAGTTCGGGTCTTCTTTCTCGACCACCATGTTGTCGTCGCCCATCGCCTGGTCGTACTTGATACGGTTGATGGAAACGAAGTTGGGGTCGTAGTTGGCCTCGAAGAACGCCAGGACGCGCTGAGAAACCTGGTTCTTCTGTCCCCGAATAAGCGCCGCCTCCATGCCCAGGATCGTGCGGGACAGGATCTCGGTGGCCTCGGACTTGCGACCGAGAGCGCGCTTCTCCTTGCCCTTCACGTTGAACTTGGAGCCGCCGGCCAGCATCATCGGATCATCGAACTCGTCCAGCTTCAGGTCAGAACGACCGGACAAGTTGACGTAGTGCTTGTAGACCTGCATCGCCTGGTACTGCTTGGCGGTGATCATGCCGGTGTCGAACTGATATTTCAGCTTCTTCTGGCTGATGGCGTCAGTGATGCGACCGATCTCCTCCAGCGCTTGCCAGTACGGCTGCTTCTGGAGCTGCTTGAGGTAGCGCTGCGCGGTCTTGGTCTTCATGCCAGAACCGCCGTCCGGGAACTGCTCGTTGATCTTGGCGATCTGCTTGTTGCGCTCTGCGGCGTGGCGAGCCAGCAAGTAGCGATCGATGATCTGCTGCGTAGCGCCCTGCTTGCCAGCCTCTTGCACCAGGGATTCGAGGGGGCGGACAAAGCGACGGCGGAACTCGTCAACGACGGCGCCAGTCTTGCGCTCGTAACGCAGCAGCGCATCTTTGATGTCCATGCGCTCGGTCAAACGGCCCTTCGCACGGATCGCGTCAACCAGGTCGAACACCGGACGGTACTCGTTCTGGTACTTCGTGATCATCGAGCGCATCCAAGCCTTCATTCCAGACAGGTTGGTGATCTCGGTCAGCTTGACCAGGTCAGTACCTTTGCGGTCTGCTACGAAAACGCCTGAACGCTTGCGGAACTCCACGTGACCCTTGCTGCGCATGAGCTTCAGCAGGTCGCCGTAGTTGTCCATCGCCATTGCGCCGCCCTGGCCGTTGCGGATGTCATCGCCAGTAGCGAAGTACGCAAACCAGGTCTGCGTGGCGGGATTGAAGCGGGCGTACGCCGTGGTCTTGTCTCCCTTGAGGGCGTACATCTCGGACAGACGCTCGTGCTGCACAGCCTCGGCCAGGCGAATCACGCCAGGTGCGCCGTTGTTGACGTAGCCACCGTTCTGGGCTGCGTCACGCGCACCCTTGAGGTAGTACGAGAGCTCGACGTTGGAGATCTTGGCAATCCAGTCAGCGACCCGGCCAAGGCCGATTTCGCGCAGACCAACAACCATGCGCGCGATGAAGGACTTGACCAGTCCGATGTCCGGGTTGGTGCCGGCCATGTCGGACAGGACCTCATCGATCGCCTCGAGCTTGCCAACGCCACGCTCTTGCATAAAACGGTCGGCAGCTTCCCGTACATTCGGGTAAACCCTATACATCTGCTCCAGGAAGGCGTCGAACTTGGTGCCCAGGAACTGACGCAGACCACGGTGACCGTAGACCTCGTGGAACAGAACGAACTGAGCATCGGCCTCGCTGCCGATAAAGTCTGAGAACACGTACACGTGGCCCGTCTCTGAGTCGAACAGGCCGGCTGCATCCAGGAGATCGCCGGTGCGGGCAAGCGCCTTGGAGCGCAGCGGCTCGGGCAGCATCGTGGCGTTCTGGAGCACGGTCACCTGGGGTGCAGCCTTCCACTTGGATGTGATCTTCTGGATCCATCCGTTCACAACGGCGGCGGTGTACACGCCAGACCAGTTGCCGCGCTTGCGCAGAGGTCCGTCCTCGTCGGATTCGTCTTGCTGCTCTTCCTCAGCATCAAAATCGAAGGCTTCCGAGTCGAGGTCGTCCAACTCTTGCTCGGTGAGGTCGACATCAACAACACCTCGCTCAGCCATGCCATAGAACTGATCGATCGTCTGACCGTTGATCATCTCGTCCTGGGCCTGCTTGCCATCCAGGTAGTCGGAGATCATCTGGTCAAGCGCCGCCTCGGTCTTGGCGTTGCTGGCGATCTTGGTGTACATCTCCTGAGCTTGGTGAATGATGCGAGGCAGATCGTTGATCTCGGCGCGAGCAATCATCGTCTTCATCCGACGATAGATGATGTCGCGCATTTTCTTGGCCTTCTCCTCGTTCTTCGAGCCAGGCATCTTGTTCTCAGGCAGGGCGCCATCAAACGCAGCCAGAGCTTCGTAGTACGGGATGCGAGCCTTGGCATCTGCCTCACGGTCGAGCTTGGCGTCGTTCTTCTCTTTCCAGCGCTGGAATTCGTTGGCGTCGGTCGGGGCAATCAAGCCCTCTTCGGGATCGAGGAGCTGTTTGGCCAGGTCAGGACGCAGCTTCAGGGCGAAGTTCACGTCCTGCATCCAGGCTTCTTGCAGATCTCCGATCGTTCCTTTGAGCGCCATCATCTCGCGCTCAGGAATCGGCACTGCGCCGCGCATCTGAGACAGCGAGTACTTCATGAACAGCATGTCGCGGAATGCGTCCTCCGCGTTGCTGCTGTTCTCCATCACAAAGTCTTTGGTGCGGCGTTGCTCCAGCGTATTCAGGCGCTCCTTCCACATCTCGTACGCCACCCTCTCCGCCTCGGGGAAGATGTTGAGCTTCATGAGTGTGGGGTGACGCTTGACCAACTGATCCATGGAGGTCAACCAGGCCAGGCGGTAGGACGGGTGACCGCCGTGCTGTCTGAGGTAGTCCAGCATCCGAGTCTGGAAGGCCAGCAGCGGGGATGCAGAAAGCATCTCCTGGGGCACATCGATGCCGCGGTCACGCAACGCTTGCAGGAGCTGGCCCTGGTTCAGGCGACCAGATCGAATGGCGGTAGACGCCAGGGTGAACATCTCGTCCTGGCTCAGGGTGCGGTTCTTGATCCCGTCCGCCAGTTGGTTGACGACGTCGCCAGCCTCGAGCGGCGCCTCGTCCACAGCGATCTTGAGCGCCTCCTGGACTGACGGAACCTCGATCGCCAGCTTCGTAGCCTTGTCGTTCATCAGACCGACGATGGCTTCGCGGGCCTGGTTGAAGATCGGATCCACAACAATGTCAGGGATGCCTTCCTTCAACGCTTTCGTGCGCTCGATGGAGAGTAAGTACTCAGCGTTCTTGGCAGAACGCTTGAACAACTCTGCAATCCCGCGAGTTGAGCGAGACTGCATCTCACGGACCTGGTCCACGAGTTGGCGGCGAATCTCGAGCAGGCGTTCTTGCGGCAGGTTCTTGGCGGTTCTGAACCCTTGCTCACCCCACAGGTAGGCGTTTTCGTCAGACTCGTCTTGGCCCACGAATCGAGTCTCGCCCTCGTTGATGACGCGTGAGTTGTTCAGACGGAAGTCGATGTCATCGATGGCCTTCTGGATCTTGGCAATCGTGCCGCGCAGGAATTGCGCCTGCTGTTGCGCGGAAGCAACAGAAATCTCTTCGCCCACTCCAGCTCTGGACGAAACGTCTCCGGCTGCTGTGGTGGTAAGCTCGGCCTCGGGCGCATTGAGGTTAAGCAGGTTCATGATGCCGTAGATACGGCGCTTGAATTCCAGGATCTGTTTGGCTTCAGGCGTGTTGAGCTGAGCCATGCGGTCCCCGATCTGCACCAGCTCATCTGCCGAGCGATCGGCCAGGGAAATGAGCGCGTCGATTCGCGCCTGGTTTGACAGGGGCAGGAGGTGGTCCATCAGGCCCTTGTTGCCGAGCTTGTTGAGCCACTCACCGTCAACGTTCACCAGGGCGCGGCGGATCTGGTTGATCTGCGCACGCTTCAAGCCCTTCAGCAATTGCTTGAGCGGAGTGCTCAGACGGTCCTCGCTGAGCATGGCCGGTTCTTCCTTGACCTCTTCCGCTTTGTACGTGCCGAAATCCACCTCCGGCTCTTGAGCCGCCTGACGCTTTTCTTTCTCTTCCTTGACCTCTTCTTTGGCCGCGGGGGCTGAGCCAGAGTTGTCTTTCTCGATCTCGCCCACCAGCTCTTTCTGGCGGTCGATCATCTTCTTCAGATTCTCACGCTCTGCTACGGGGGCGGTCTTGTCCCAGTCCTTGCCGAACTTGTCAGAGAGGCGCTTGTTCTCCGCCTTGATCTCGTTGTCCAGGTCGTTGGATTCCTGGATAGCTGTGCGCCCTTTTTTGACGGCGTCGCGCAACTGAGTCGAAGAGATGGCATCGACCTCTTCGTCGGACTGCTTTTGCTTGAAGCTGGGCAGGTTCTTGTACGCGTTGCGGACCATTGCAGGCGTCACCTTGCCCACCAGGTGGCTCCAGCTCTTGTTGTCACGCATGCGCTTGACGAGCTCGGCGGTGATCTCTTCGAGCTTGTAGTAGCCCATCTTGACCAGGGCTTCCATCACGCGCTGAATAGCCTTGGGTAAATCAGATACGGTGTACTGTTTGCCCGTGATGTTCATCTTCGTGTTCGAGACGTCCATCACAATGTCCAGCGCCTGAGACGCCGCGTCCTTGAACTCTTGCTTGGCCTGCTCGAGCTTGGTCGGCTCTTTGCCCGTGCCAAGGTATGCATCATCCAGCGCCTGCACGACAGCGCGCATCTCCTGCTGTCGCTCTGCGACATCGACCTTGATCTTGGCGTCGCTGTGCAGCTTTTCCTGAGCCGCGTATGCGCCCTTGCCGTAGATGGCGTCGAAGACACCTTTCTGGACATCGGGGTTCTCGATCTCGAAGATCGCGTCTTCGCCGTACTTTTCACGCACCTGCTGCATCAGGGATTGGAACTTCTTGTACTGGGCAATCTCCTTGTCTGTGTAGCCACGTATCTTGGAGAAAGCCTCCCAGTCTTTTGCCTTCCAGGCCGCGGATTCCTCCGGAGTCCATGAGCGAGGATCGGAAGCCTTTTCATTCTTAAAGGCTACCGCCGAAGCAGCAGCCAACTGCGCTACGAGCGGATCGTTGCGCATCTCTTCAGAGATTGCGTCACCCTGAGACTGGATGTATGAAACGACGCGATCCATCGGCTTCTGCTGCTGAGCAGAACCTTCTGGTTTCGTTTCGTTGAGCGTAGTTGAGCCCGGAGGTTGCTGATCGAACTGCGAAGGCGGCGCCTCGATGGTGTTGCCTTTCTTGATGTTCAGGTCGGGCTTCTTGGCGAAACTGGTGATCGCACTGTCCAGCGCCTGCTGGTACTCAGGGAATTCCAGGAGCAGCTTCTCGCCTTCCTGGATCGCATCCATGTTTCCTTTGACGGCATTGAACGCTTCAATGGCGCCGGCTTTCTCGATAGCCTTTTCGATGTTCGCCTTCTGCTCGTCGTCGGCCTTCTGGTACAGATAGGCCATCGCCTCCGGCTTGCGCAGGGTAGAGAGCAGTTCTTCACGATCGATCGAGACCGGGGACTGAAGGTTGGGTTGAGCCTTGTCGGAAGCTGCCTCAGTCGAGATGTCGCCGGTCAAATCAGCGTCAGCTTTAGGCTTCTCGCTCGGTGAGAAAGCCTTCTTTACTGCGGCAGCTCCGCCGCCAGAGACGGTTCCGCCCAGGACGCCGACAGCAGCAGAGTCGATGTACTCCTTGAAGGCTTCCTTGCTGGCGAGATCCTTGTCAGCGCCCCAACGTTCAATCGCGGTCTGCACGCCTTCGGTCATGCCCTCGCGGAAGCCGCCCTTGAACGCCTCCATCGCAATACCGCCGACGCCCTTGCCGCCCTTCATGGCGCTCATCAGGTTGCCGACAGCCTTGGAATCTGCCCAGGAATCGACAGCAGTGGCGGCAATACCCGAGAGCCACACCTTGCCCAGCGAGTACTCCTTGCCCGTCAGAGCCGCTTCTTCCACGGCATCGCCGTAGATCGAGCCGAGCTCTTGGGTTGCGTTCAGGAAGGTGTTGGCGGTGGTCGCGCCGATCGTGCCGTAGACCGTCTTCACCGCGGCCTGGGTAGCCGCTTCCGCCGTCATGCCGCGAGCCACGTTGGCAGTGACCTGTTTGTCGATCATCTTGCCGACGAAGCCACGGACGCCAGCCTCTACCGCACCCTTTTCGATGGCGCCAGCAGCCGCACCAGCGACAGTGCCACCACCAGGAGCAGCGAGAGTGCCAAGAGCAGCTCCGGCGAGCGACGCGACGCCAAGCTCAGCGACCTGACCCAGGAGGTAACCCGAGCTGTACGTGAGCCACTTGCCGATTTCGCCTGATTGAACTGCATTGGTGAACGAATCCGATTCTTTGGAGATTGCCTGGACTTCCTTCTCCGCCGCCTGGAATCCCTTGAGACCCCAGTTCTTGACGGTGTCAGAACCAAGCGTGTCGCCAAGCAACGCGGCTGTGCCGTACGCCGTTTGCCTGAGCTGCTTGCCGGAGACCGACATGCCGCGAGAGAAGTCACCCTGCTCGGGGGCTTTCGGAGCTGCCGGTGCAGCAGGAGCGTTGGCCCACGCGTATGGATCGGCGTCCATCAACGCAGGACTTTGCTGGATCTGAGGCGGCGTGCTGGCGGGAGCTCCTGGCGCCGGAGGCGTGGCGGTAGGAACCGCCCATCCATACGGGTCGCCAAGATCTAGCTGACTGTTTGAGGGGCGAGCCCTGGGGACTACGTCCTGTTTGTATGCCTCGTCGGCGGACTTGAACAGGTTCAAACCGAAATCAGCCATCTCACAGCCTTTCTATGCCACCAAGTGACCAACGAGCTTCTCGGAGGCAGCAGGGCGGCGAGTTATTGTCGTGTTCAGTCGGGGCTGAACTGATTCACACCAGAAGAGTAATTGGGTGTGCGCAGGAGACCGCGTGCATTGGGAGTCGCTGTGCCAGCCGGGACAGCAGACGGAGCTCTAGGAACCGGGATGCCGTCTGCATCCACCGCTACCGGGGTCCGGATCGCGCCAGAAGCGGAACGAGAAGGAGCGCCAGGAGTAGCACCAGGTGCAACGGCAGGGGCCTGCGGACGATTCGGGGGGAGAACCTCAACCTTGCGATCACCCACCATCACGTAGGCACGGCCCAGGTCGTCAGTCTTCACGACCGTGTCCACCTTGCCCTCTTGGATGGCTTTGGCCACGAGGTTGTTGGCGCGATCAGCGATCGCCACCGGGAGTAGCTCTTTGCCCTGGGTGTCGCGACTGTTGTTCAGCGCGTAGATGGAAAGCGTGGTGCCCAGGCGAGCGTTGTACTGCTGGCGCTTCACGTCGTAAGCCGCCTGCTGGTCAGGCGTCCAGTCACGCATCTGCTCAGGCGTGAGCTCTTTGGGGACGCCGATCAATCGGACTGCCTCGTTCAGGGCGCTGGTGTTGCGAGCCTGTACCGCATCGAAGTTGAACTTTTGTCCGGCGATTTGAGCCTGGCGTTCGGCAGCAGCAGTCTGGCGCTTGAGCAGCTCGAGCTGAAGGGTGTGCTGATTGGCGTTCTGTTTGAGCATCTCTCCGTGATACCACTTCTGGTCTTCCAGCACCGCCGACTTGTACGCCAGGTCGCCGGCAGCTTTCGCGACTTCGGTTTCACGCGCAAAGAAGTCCTTGGGATCCATCCGCTTTGCCATGATGTCCAGCATCGAGATCGGCGCGCCATCAGCGCCGGACAGGACAACGTCCTTCGTCTTCACCTTGGAGCCGGGGAAGATCTCTCGTTCCTGAACAGACCACGTGGCGCCCTGCGGCAGGGGTAGACCAGCCTTCTGAGCATCAGCCGACGCACGGGCGGGATCACCGTGGAGCGCGAAGTCCTGCATGATGGCGAGAGCGTCGTCCATCTTGGCATCACGGAAGCGCTTCATCATGCCGAGCGATAGGTCAAGGCCGTCCTTGACGCTCACGTTCCCGCTTGCCAGGCCGGCAGCGTTCATCTCGCTGTACATGCGCTGCATGGCATCGAGGCGAGACATCTTCGGCTGAGCAGGAGCAGCAGGAGCCGCAGCAGCAGGAGCATCGCCGGGGACCGAAATGCCAGCTCGAGGGGCGGCAGGCATCGGAGCCTCGGGTGCTTCTCCACCACCAGGAGGCGCGATCGCAGGGCCGGTTGCGGGGGCGGCGGCACTGGCTGCATCGCCATCGCCATTGAGGTACGGGCTGTACTTCGCCGCGATCTCTTCCATCCTGCGACGGCCGGCGGCTTTGCTCTCAGCTTCATCAACCTCGAGCTTGCCTTTGCGGATGCCAAGGCGCGCAGCCTCGCGGCGCAGCTCAGAATCCTCCATCTCGGAGCGATGCTTCTCGCCCTTCATGTAGCCTTCGGTAAACGACCCGACAGCAGTTCCAAGTGCAGCAATACCAGCCATTACGCTCTCCCAATACCGCGGCGTTGCAGCGCTGCCGGGGTGTGATACTTTTCTTTGAGCTTGTCGAAGAACTCGAGGCCCTTCGCTTTCACAACGTCAGCGGGGATGACGTATTCGCCGTCGCTCAACATCGCGGGAACTTTGTCGTCCACCGGACCGCCGGGGCCATGCACCTTGCCGCCGTTGGCATAACTCAAGCCCATGCGTCTGGCATCGACGTGACCGCCGTCTGCCAAGAAGGCGCCGAGGTCCTGGTTGCCGTAGTCGTTTCCGGTGCCGAAGCCGCCGTTCATGTTCATGGTGAAGTCATTCCAGGCGCCGCCAATACGACCGCTCAAGTTGCCGAAAGCATCCTGACCCATCTTGCTCGAGGCAAAGTTTCCAAGCCCGCTGAAGAAGCCAGAGGCGCCCTGCTGCTGGATTCCGTACATGCGCATGTTGTTGGCGAACGTGTCGTTGTACGTGGAGCCTGCTCCGCGGAATGCGCCAGCAGCTACCTGAGCTCCTGAGATGGACGGGCTCACTGCGCTGACCGCGTTGTTTACGCCGGCGCTGGAGACGCCAGACGAGGTGCCTGCGGTCTGGTTGCCCAGGCCGTAATAGTTCGCCGCTGTGTTCGGCATGTTGCGACCGAAGTTCGCCGCGCCGGCACGCAATGCAATCGCCTTGTCCATCGTGTCGAAGGCTGCGCCGGTCTGAGCGCCAGCAGAGGCAAGGGCCTCGTTGTTGTACAGCTTGGCGTTCTCTCGGGCGAAGGCGCCGCTATTAGGGTTAATACCCATACGCGACAGGGCGCGAGTGGACTGGCCAGACGCGTTCGAGAAAGCCTGGTTTACGTTGGCTGCTGCGATGCCCTGGCGGCGCTGGATGTTCTCCTGTGAGTCGTAGCCCGTGGCGTCACGGACCATCTGCTCTTCGACAGGCTTGAACGTCTCTTTGTAGTACTGGTTCTGCTCGTCAGCGAACTGGCGCTGCTGACGCATGGACGGGATGAGCTCGCTCTGGAGCTGCTCGCGCAACGCCATGTCGCGCTGCTGCAAAGGCTTCAGCGTGTTGTTGTAGTAGTCCCTCTGGAACTCTAGCTGCTCTTTGCCCAGGTCGTACTGGAGCTGCGCCGAGTCCTTCGCGGCCTGCGTTTGTTGAGCCGCAGCATTGGACGCGGCGTCCGACGCATTGCTCGAGGCCATATAGCCGACGACTGCCGACCCAACGATAGCGGTTGCAATTCCACTCATTCCAAACTCCCGATTCCAGACAGCCGCAAGGCTTGCCGATAGTCGATTGTGATTTCCTCTCCAGGCTGGCCACCGGTACAGCCAGCAATCTGGCGGGTGGCTACGAGGTCGATGTCTCCGTTCGGTCGCTTCACCATGATCGCGTTTGGCGCGACTGAGTGATTCGTGTACCGACCTGCCGGCGTGCGCTTGCCGTCTATCCGAGCCGGAGCAATGACCGCTCCTTCCGAGATATTGGCCGTGGCGAACACGCCTTTGCCCTCGATCGGAGAGTCGGCAACCATCATCGAGTAGCTGCCAAGCGGCATCGGGATTTGGTCATCGGTGTTCTCTGATTGCGCCCTGGCAATCTCGTGGGGTATGCCCACCTCTGCAAGCAGAGCCAGGTAATCCTGGCGATCGGCCTCGTACCGCAAGGCCAACGCCTCTGCTCGTTCTTTCTGGTCCTGGGCCCAGGTGTCGCTCTTCTCGAGGTAGGTCGCCTCGAGCTTCTCAATGTCGGTCTCGGTCGTGGCATAGATGTTCTGCCACACCATTTCCTCGTGGACGTAGCCGATCTTGCGACCGGGTTTGCCGACAAACACCATCGGCGCCACCAGCTCGGTCGTCGTGCCGTTGTCGTTGAAGACGGTGACCCGCCCCTTGAGCATCACGTTCATGTGCTCAAAGCGCTGACGGTGGCCAACGGCCAGGATGCCGGCAGGAATGATGACTTCACGGATGTAGATCCCAGGACCAAAGCGGTGAACGACCTGAGCCTCAGCTTGCGGCATGCCCAGCATCGTGCCCTCTACCTCCTCAACGGATTTGCTCAGGGCAAAATCGCGAGCGAGCATCACCACATCCCGCTCGTCAGGGAGTTGTTGGGTGAGTACTTTGGTATTGGGTTCCTGAAGCTCGAGCATGAAAAACCTCTGGCCGATTTTAGGTGGGGCTCGGAGGTTCCGGCCAAGCTACGTCGGTTGGGAAGCCGGCCTGTTGAGGAACGTCGCGCAGGATCTGACGGTAGTCCTGCCAGGCGTTGTAGAGGGCGTCGCCCAGGCGCGCCTTGGCGGATATGGTGTCGGTCCAGTCTGACGCCGTGAGCAAGCCGTTGCGTTTGTCGCGAACGGTCTCAGCCCAGGCGTCCAGGTTCGGAGTTCTTGTGTCATGCCACGCGAACGTCTCGTTGCTCCACTCGTGGCCTGGGCCGGGACGCGCTTTCTTTATCTCGACTTGCTCGGACGTGTACGCGACCAGTTCTCCATTGCTCACGTAATGCAGCGCAGGAGATCCGACGCCATCAAGCAAACCTTTGCCTTCGCGCATTTGCGCATAGAAAGATTCGTCCGGGCACCTGCCAGTGATCTCAATCTCTCCAGTAGCGATGTCGTAAACGATGTAGTTCTTCATATCAAACAGTCGCCTGATAAGCGAAAGATTGAGTTCCGCTCATATAGAAATAGTCACCATTGGCCATGACGGCGTTTTTCCACAGCGTTCCGTTTCCATACCACCATCTGCCGCGGAAGTAGCTGTAAGTCGTGTTGACCTTGAGTCTGTAAGTCCCAGGCGCCAGCGTTTGTAATGCCGACATTGACCACGTCGTTCCCCACTGGTAGGTGCCGTGGACATTCATGTACTGGTTCCAAATCGATCCAGTGGAAACACCATCTTTGTACAGCTCGAATATGAAGTAACAGTCAATCAACCTGTTGTCAGACGCAGGGATGCCGTCGTAATTGGCGTTCATTGTCCACGTCGAGCCCCACATAATCGGGCCTCCTCTGCTGACGGTGAACGCTAGTATTTCAACTGTCTGACTCCCCAATAGCTGGATGTAATAACTGTAGCCTGATGTCGTTGCGTTAGTGAGTCCGTTGATATATAGACCGCTGTTGTTCCAGACGACGCTGGTCGATCCATTACCCATAACCACACGACCATCGCTATACAAGCGAACGCCGCTTGTTCCGCTGGTCATGATTGTGTTGTTGGTGGAGTCAATCGACGGGTTGTTCCCGGCAATGACGCTACCGCGCACAGTGACGTTATTGAACTCGGCGCCGCCGTCCTTGTTCACGCTCCAGCCGGCAGAACCGCTGACGTAGTTGGGCGAGCTGATGCCGTTTGCATCAATGATGTTCTGACCGATGTATCCCGCAAGAGCGTTGATCGTTCCCTTGACGCTCAGGTTTGTTCCGTTCCACAACAGATTCTGGTCGGGCGAGCCAATGAAGAACTGGTTGGCTCCGCCATATGCGCCGAGCAAATAGCCGGTGCCGAAGCTGGAAGTTCCAGGAGCCGAACCAGCAGGGTTGACGCCACCGTAGATGTAGCCGGTGTTGACATTAATTGCCGCGGTTAGATTCCCTGCCGTGATCTTGTCTGCCGTTAGGTCGGAGATCTTGGCATTGGTGATGGCGCCGTTCTGAATCGCGGCATTCCCAACGGCCAGGTTGCCGATCTTGGCCGAGGTAATGGCGGCGTCCGCGATTTGGGCAGATCCGATTGCGGCATTGGCGATAAGTGCCGTGGTGATTGCGCCGGTTTGAATTGCAGCAGTTCCGACAGCCAGGTTGGCGATCTTCGTTGCGGTCACAGACGAGTCCGCGAGCTTCGCCGCATCGACGGCCAGGTTTGCGAGCTTGGTGTTACCGATCAGCGAATCAGCGATCTTCGTCGGATCGGTGATGACCGCCATATTGGCGTTCGCCAGTAATCCAGTGATCTTGCTACCGCCAAGATCAATCGCGCCGGATGCAATCTTGTCAGCAGTGATGATCAGGGGAGAAAGATCGACGCCTCCCACCAGTCCAGTCGATGCGACTGTGCCAGCGGTTGCGTTATACGGGCCAGAGACATTTGCTGCTGATACAAATCGAATCCAGTAGTAGTAGGTCTGGTTCGTCTTGCCAACTGGATCGGAGTACAGGTTGGTGATCGTCGTACCGATCCTGACAGCGCTACCAATCGAATCGGTAGAAGCGCGCCAGATCTCAGTGTACGCGTGATTTTGGTATGACGCTCCGGTCCATGCCAGGTATATGCTGGTCATGCCGGAGGTGATCGTGAGCCCGGTAGGTTGGCTCGGCGTTGTCAGATCGGCCGTCGGGTCATAACCGGTATCGACCGTTGGCGGAACTATTACCGGAACCCTGGTCCCGTTGGTGAGAGTTGATGTACCTCCGGCTGAGACAACGCTCACATCGGTAAGGTCACGCCAGGTGACGTACTGATCAAGGGTATCGCCAAGAAGACCCTCTCGGACCTGAAGCACGTTTTTGACGGCACGCAGCACCTCCGTGACGTTGTCATCACGAACGTCTGGGATTGCCGCGACCTTAGTCTCTCTGGTGCTCATACTTGCTTGAGCTCCGCCGTGCTATCAGCAATCGCCGCCTCGATAACCTCGCTAGTACCCTCAAGCTGGAATGCCCACTCGTAAGCACGGAAGCCGGATGGCAATCGGAACTGGTTATTGTTCTGGACCGTCTTCGTCATCTTCAATACGCCGTCTGCGTACAGCTTGAACGTCACCGGGTACTGGTAGGCGGTGACCTGGCCAAAGCCAAAGTTGTGCGGGTACTCCATGCGGAACTGCTTGCTCTTCCAGGTGTAGGTCTGGTTCGAGCCCTGATCGAAGCGGACGATGTTCCCACCTTGGGCTAGGTACAGCTTGTCCGTGGTGGCGTCGTAGAAGCCAGCGGTTACCGCCGTGGTCGTGTTAACGTCATTCGTGGTCAGGACGGCGCCCTGGCCCATAAAGTCAAACACCAAGACGCCGCGAGTCCCGTTGTTGTAGAAGCAGTGGATGCGACCGTTGTAGGTGTACGCCTCGATCGAAGACGGGTTGTACGCCTGCCACTGCTCACGGCTGAAGATGCCACGGGTGACGACGTCGTTGGTCGTGCCTATCTCAACCATCCCATCAGGAGATGAGTAGAGCACGCCGTTGCCGGTTTCAATAATTGAGCGCTTGGACGTGCCCGCTTGCGGCAGCGGCAGCTTGCTAGAGCTCATAGCAGCAGGGTCAATGCCGTTGAACAGGTACGGGAACGACGTGGTAATCACCGCCACGTACTGCCCGTAGGTCGCAATCCCGATGATGTCGTAATCGATCGGATACTCGTGCGGCCAGGCATGCGGCAGGTACGGCTCCGAGAAATATAGGGTCTTCCCTACAAAACCGACCGCTGCGCCGTTAGCCATCAGGCGCAGGCCCTTCAGCCCCGCCGGAGGAGCGACCCAGTCAGTAGATGGAAGAACCTCACCGAGGGCAGACTGGAGCTTGCTGTCGGTGTAGGAGCCGTTGGCCACCGGAACCTCATCCACGAACTGGAACTGTGCCGAGCTGCCCACAGCGGACGACCGGTAAATCCGGACCAAGGTGATGTTGTACGAGCCAGATGGATTGCCGGGCAAGGTCAGAGTAACGGAGGTGTCAGGCTTGATGGTGACCAGATTCGCCGCGGGTGACGGAGGCCCTTCTTCTCCGTACGCCGAGACGTAGGTTGTGACGTAGGTCCTGGTCTCCGGCGTGTCGCTGGTTGCTGGCGCGGTGGTGCTTGACAATGTCGGGGCGGTGGTTGGGGCCGGGATCCCGAGCTGGTACGAGGCACGCGGGTAGGCGCCAGAGCCAGCCTGAAGGATCATTGAGTTTGGGGCGTAGCGCGGGACGCCACTACCGTTGGTCCAGTAGAGCCGGTCGTACTGGTCCTGGGCGATCGGGCTACGCATGACGTCGGTATCTTGCGCAAACTCAAGCCAGTAGTTTGTCTCGGTAGAGCTGGTGCCGTAGCGGAATATCGTTGCCGGGTTTGAGCTTTGCAGCGCTTGCAGCGTCGTGGCGCCCTTCATCGGCAACAGAGAGCCTGAGACCAGCTTCGCGTTGAGCGCCGTCTGGGCCTCATTAGCGCCGAGCATTCTGGCGCTGATGATCGGCTTAATGCCTCCGAATTGTTTGACGCTGATTGCTGTCATATAAACCTCACCAGAGCTCTTTGCGAGCCCAATGGTTGGCGCTGAAAGGATCGTCCTTGGTGGGCTTGCCGTTTTTGTCCTTGATGCCAGCGGAGCGAGCCAGGTAGTTCTCGCGGCGCTTCTCGTCGTGGTGCTGGGTGTAGTCCTCCATGCCGCGCAGGCCGAACTTCACCAGCTTGACCTCGTCGCCCTTCTTGGCCAGGACCATCTTCTTGTGGCTGTCACCAGACGGGGCGTTCACCGGCTTATTGAAACCGGGGAATTCGTGGCCGCGGTACTGGAGCTTTCCGCCTTCTCGCTTGACGTTTGATGCTTTCATTTGTTGAGCTTCTTCAAGGTTTGGGCGAGGCGGGCTTGTTTGCCGAGCTTGCCAGGTGCGTGAGATGCCTTCTCCAGCGTCTTCGCTGGGATCTTCTTTCCCTCCGGGATACCCAGAGCGCGGTGCAATCCGCCTTTATTCTTGGTCGCTTCCTGAATCCATTTGGTAGCCATCTGATTTTCCTTGGGAGTTAAGCCATCACACTGGAGTGATCGATCTGGGCCAGCGCCATCTGGGTGTGAGAAATGCGATCCTGCAAACCGATCGTCCCGCCGTTGATCTTCTTGGTCAGGCCAACCCAGTCCGCCCCTTCTGCCAGTCGGTTGCAGTCATGGGTCGCCCAGAACCAGCCGGCGGTCAGAGCCGCGTACTTGGGCGTGCCAACGAGCTCGGGCTGCATGACAAAGTCAACGCCCAGGGCCTGGCCGGCATGGTAGTAATTCGCATGGCCGGTGAGCTGGATGCACCCCCTGCCCCGGAACCGATACCCATCTCCAGACGCCTCGTCGCGGTTGCCCATGCGATTGGCGTACACCATGTTGGCGATCTTCTTAGGGTTGCCGGCGTACTGGTTGGCGATATCGAGCGTCGGGAACCGCTTGGGCCAGAGCTTCATCAGCGTGGCGGCACGGTAGTTCAGGTTCTCCTCGAGGACTCGGAAGCTGCCGCACTCGTGCCCGCACTGGCCAATGAACGCCGCTTGCTGGCGGGGCGTGACAATCCCCCAGCGCTCGAACGTACTGTTCAGCGGTTCAACCCATTCAGCCCCGATGTGAAGCTGTCGAAGCTGTTCAGCGTTGACCATTTACTGACTCCATTACTTTGTTGTAGGCGTCGATGCAGGCGTTGAGCTGGTTGATGGCTCGGTCGCCTTCTGCGACGATGGCTGCAATAGCTGCAAGAGTCTGTCGCTCAGATTCGCTGGGCGCTTCTGCGCTATCTCCGCTGGGAGCGGGGGCACTCGGACCGGCTGAAACACAACTGGCGGGGGTGCTGATGCGCACCCGACCAGCGCGGATAGCGCGATCAAGAGCAGACTGTTTTTGATTGAGAACATTGTTCGCCTCCTTGAGTTGAACGGATTGGTCGTTGAGCTTACTCGTCAGATCCTGCTCGCGTTTGCGAGACTCCTCGTTCTTACGAGCGACGGCGCTTTGCATATCCAGGTCGCGTTCCTTCCAGCCGGCATGGTGTCCGTAGAAGTAAGTGCTAACCCAGATTGCAATTGCGCCAAGGATGAGCCACGGATTCGGCAACAGTCCGATCATGTTCCGGCCTCCTTCCGGGCTGCTGCGAGCTCTTCGCGTTCAGCATCGGGCTCGAGATGGTGGGGCGGAGTCGTCGGCGGGGGCGGCGGTCTCCACGACTCATCCAACTCAGGGTTGATATAGACCGGCATCGCGCCAAACGGACTTCCAAACGGCCCGCCGGTCACGGGCGATTGGAGAGGGGGCTGAGCCCCCTGTGCCAGGCATGCAGCCGGAGGTGGCGGAGCCGGAGGTGTGCCTAGAGCGTTGGCGATCGCGCTGACGCCCTTCTTACTCATGACGCCGCCGATACCGCCCACGATGAGCAGTACGATGTCGTTGAGCATCTTCAAGTAGCCCTGGTCGATGGGCGCCATGGACTTGATCGGCTGCGTCACGAACGTCACGCTGTACAGCATGAAGAACACGATTCCGGCCAGGATCAGCGTCACAACGCCGACAACGAAGGCCCAGACGCGGACCTCAATTTCTTCCGGGGTTAGCGGTGGGAGCTGGGGTTTGTTGCTGTTGTTCAATTTTCTTTTCCAGGATGGGAGCCACGAGGTATTCCGGGCAGGTTTGGGTGAACTGGCACCGAGGCTTCTGGCAGGACTCATGAACGAAGTTGTCCGGATTCTGACAGAAGTATCGGTATCGGTCCTGGCATCCAGCCAGCGCCAATACAGCCAGCAGTAAAAGTCTCACGGGCATTGAATCAATCTCCCAACAATCTTCGCTTTCAGAATATCGTTTACATCTCGCTCGGTCTTTAGGCTCAGGTACAGCCCGACGACAAATAGAAACAGCACCAGCACCAGCACCATCAGGAAGGTAGTCCCGGCCAGGAGGGCAGTGCGTTCTGCCGATGCAGTAGGATCGTCCATAGAACCCCCATAACCTCCGCCGCGACCAGTAGCAGCACGACCAGCCAAATTAGGTTGTCCTCTACCGCGTTGCGAATTTGCTGCCGTTGCCATGCCGCTAGTGCATCTTTCCTGTGCTGCTCCGCTCTTGCGGCTTCCTGTTCCTCAGTGATCTGAGCCCGCATCTTCTCGAATCGACCCCATAGATCTTTCAATTCCGTCGGGGAGTGATAGATCATCTGTTCTCGAATCTCGGCCTCCATTGTCTGAAGGCGCGATCGGATCAGAACACGCTGCAAAGCCCTCTTACTCAGCGACTCATCGCCGGTGTAAAGGCGCTTTGCGGCACGCTCTTCTTCCCAGAAAGCCTTCTCGATCTTGTCGAATGCGTCAAAGAAAGCTCCAAGCTGCTCACCAACCTGGGATATGACGTCGTTGGGGTCGCTGTTGGCGACGTGCTTAACTCGCTCGCGCTCCTCGTGGTACTGCTTGGTCTGTTCAGGTGTTGGGGGTTTGTCCTTGTGTTGTGCTCGGAATGTTTTATCGAGGTCGTTGAGGACGTCTTTAACCTGGCCGGCTGCTCCACGGATCTCTTTGTAGAGCTGGCAACCTTTCTTGACGGCAGCAACTGCGCCGTTTGCCATTGCCAGGAGAGTGAGCGGATCAATGGTGTCCTCACTTTGGGAGGTGGGCGCCGTGACCGGTCTTGAGGTACAGGCCGGCAACGATAGCCAGCAGCAGACCCTTCACGCCCCACGATATGAACGTCTTCCAAGCTGTGCGCTTGGTGTCGCGCCACGTATCGATAAGACTGCGCAACTCTCTGACGTCACTGGCGGCGTCTTCGTCGTGAAGCCCGATGTCCGACAGCGCTTTGCGCGCCCCGTATTCGGCAGCTTTGTTCAGCATCAGCTCGAGCTGCGCCTCTGAGAGATGAACGCCGCTCTGCGGCTGTGAATCGCTATGGACCTGACCTTCCATGGGAGCCTCGCGGAGCTGGAAATCAGGGCCTATTTTCGGTGGGGTTCCAAATAAAAAACCCCGCCGAAGCGGGGCTCTGTGTATGTTAGTAGACACTTACCAAGTGTGTAGAAAGAGCGCGATTTTCTCATCGATCAACGATCGAAGCGAAACCGCAATTCGTTTTACTGCCGCGTATATGATCAGCCGCCGGCTACCGGGGCTGGGGTAACCCCGTTTGGAATCATATCGGGGTCGAGAATCTCGCCGGTTCCTTGGTCTCGCAACGCGTGGATGCAATACGCCACCGTGTCGTCCTCGAGCGCGACCAACTCGTGGATCTTGTCCTTGCGGATGTAGATCATGTGCGGGGCGGTAAACTCGCTCACCCGGCCCTCCACGGTGACCCTCAGCGAGCCCTTGGCCAGAAGCGTCAGGTGGTCGAACTGGTGCGTGTGGCCGAGCTCGGTGTCGCCACTTTTGGTGAAGCGCATCATCCGCGAGTAGATGTTGGCTACGCTTCCTATCTTCACTTGGGGTTGGTTCATGACATCTCCGAAACAGGAATTATGCTAGGTGGCGTGTAGGTCTGGATCGTGATCCGCTCGATGGACGACGTCGCCGTGTTCCAATACCAGTTAACTGCATCTACCACGTCATCACAATCGACCCAGAACAGCGGAGGGCACACCGGAAACTCCGTGTCGCAGACCTCCGCAACACGGGCTGAGTTATCGACAGTCGTTAGCACCGGTTGATCGTTGACCACGTCGGTCACGACTACGACCGGCTCGTTCGGGGAAATGAGCGCCTTCTTCACTGTGTTATCTCCTTACCATTCGATCAGCATGCCACCGCCGCCTCCGCCGCCACGGCCGGAGTAAGAGGTGTAGCCGTCGAAGTATCCGGTACCGCCAGCGCCTCCATTCGATCCCCCGCCAGCACCTCCGCTTGGGTTGCTATAAACTCCGGCCGACCCCATGATGGAGGTTCCGACATACGTACTATTCAGGGCGGCGCCGGAAGATCCGCCTCCGCTCATGCCGCCCCCGCCTCCTCCTATGGAACCCGTAGCCGTAGCGGTTGAGCCGCCGTGCAGATACAGGTTTGTAGTGTTGCCCTTCATTGAGCCAATGAGGGTTCCGGTGGTGCTGAACGTGCCGGATGTGGCGTTACCAGCCCCGCCTCCGGTCGCCGTGACCAGAGACCCGAAGCTGGTGGTCCCTCCCGCCGTAGCGCCTGCGTTGGTGTAAGCCGCTCCGTTGCCGCCAGAGCCAATGGTGACGGTGTAACTGGCGCCAGCGGTGACGGTCACGAGCGCAACGCCGGCGCCACCCAAACCACCGTTGTTTGAACTGCCGCCACCACCACCACCAAACGCCGTGATCTTGAGCTTGGTAATGCCAGCCGGAACCGTGAAGGTGCCGCTCGAAGTGAAGAGCTGCGCATTGCCCCCAACGTACGATCCACCACCGCTAGATCCACTTGAAGCCGATGTGACGCGACCGTAGGCATCAACAGTGACGGTGGCGTTGGTGTAGCTCCCGGCAGTGACGCCGGATGTTGCCGTTGAGATGCCGGAGATGTTGATACCCCAGGTGCCAGATGCGCCGGAGCCTGTCAGGCTCGGGGAGTAATTGGTGAAGTTGCTGCTGTGCAACGATTGCCGAATGTTTGCAGAAAGCGCAACCTCTTTCGCGGTAGTTGGCTTTGCGACGCCGGTAATCGATGTGACGCGGTTTGTGGCGCGGGTTGCATATGCGGCGTAAACCTTTACGTTGTAACCGTTCCAATACCCTTGGTTTGGAAACCAGAAGCACAGGTTGCCACCGTTGTTGATCGCAACAAGGCCGGAGATGCTAAATCCGTTGGACACGCCGCCGTGGTTGATGATGGTGTCGCTGTAGATGTAACCCTGATAAAGCAAATCCAGCGGGACAGCGTTCCCGTATGAGTTGCCTCGAATTTCCAGAACGAACGGATCTCCACTACTTACGGCGTAGTTGATGTTCGTTGTGATGAGTGTGCCGTTCGGGAAATCGCGGTCTGAGTGAAACCACTCGGTCGTGTCGATGTTCGCAGAACCATTAAATCCCGTGCCGTTGATTGTTCGTGCCGTTTGCAGGGCGGTGGCCGTTGCGGCGTTGCCGCTGATCGAACCGCTGCTGGTGATGTACCCGTTCGGGTTGGTGCTGTTGTAGGGTGTGTACCCCAGCGCAGTGGTGACATCGGAAGAAGCCAGCGAGGTGCCGCTGGTGGCTCGCCCTTTGGCGTCAACCGTGATCTTGGTGTAAGTGCCAGCGGTCACGCCACTGTTGGCCAGAGTCAGCGCAATCGACGTGGTTCCGGAGCCGCTTGCATCGCCAGAAACGGTGATGGACTGGTTGCCAGTCAGGTACGTGTTGGTGTCCAGCGCCCAGGTGTTGGCCGCAGTTTTCTTCAAGAAGCCGCTGGTGCCAGCCAGCGCAGCAATCGCATCCAGGTCGGCGTCCCATGCCTGCACGTTGGTTCCGATCGCCAGGCCCAGGTTGGTACGAGCTGTTGCCGCGTCTGCGGCTCCGGTGCCACCGTTGGCGATCGCTACCGTGCCGGTGACGTTGGCCGCGTTGCCCGAGATGCTGCCTGTGATGGTCGAACCGAACGTCCAATTGCCGCTGGCGGTGACGTTGGTCGTTGCGCCGGCCGTAGCCGAGCCGATGGCAATGTTCGTCGTAGAGCCGCTGTCTCCACCCGTACCCAGGTTTAGCGTCTTGGTGTTACCAGTGCTGGTGACGCCGCCATGCAAGCTGATGGTTTGGCTGACCGTAGACTGACCCAGTCTGATCAAGCCCGTCTGCGAGGTGCCGCCCAGGTTCAGCGTGCCGGAGGTGGCGCTAGTGCCCAACGAAGTCGTGCTGGTGGTCGACCCGGTGAGCGAGATCGTGCTCGAGCCGGTGAGCGTACCGCTGACGGTTGCGGCGGTGGAGAAGGTCTGTGCCCCGGTCCACGTCTGGTTGGTGCTGAGGAAGGCCACCGTGTAGGTGCTGGTTGGGCCGCGATACATCAGCGTGGAGCTCGTGCCCCACACGTCGCCAGCAACTGGAGTCGTGGGCGCGGCGCCGTTGCCGATGTTCAGGCCTGCGGCTGTGGATGTGCTGGCAGGAAGGGTCAGCTTGCCGGTCAGCGTGCCTCCGACCAGAGGCAGGTACGTGCTGGCGGCAGCAGACGTGGTCAGGTAGGACGAGAGATCAACGGTTGCCCACGAGGCATTCGTGCCGTCCGTGGTCAGGAACTTCCCGCTGTTGCCGGTCTGCGTGGGCAGACTAGATCCTCCAGCAGCCCAAATCGGATCGACGCCTGGGCCTTGGGACGTGAGAACTTGCCCAGCCGTGCCAACTGAGCTACCACCAAGCGCAAGCGCGCCGAAGAGACGCGTCTTGGTGTGCAAAGAATTGCCGAGCGTGACCTCGTTGTTCACGTCGTACGCGGAGGCCGTCGCCGCATTCCCGATGACGACGTTGTTGCGACCTTTAGCGATGTTGCCGCCGGCATTTACGCCCAAGACAACGTTCTCTCCGCCTGTCGTGACACCTGCGCCGGCGTTGAGACCAAGGAAGACGTTCTCCGCAACAGTGCCGCCAATGACAAACGTCTTCACGTAGAAGCCGTAGATGTGATAGACCGGACGCCACGTCGCGCCGGTGCCGTCAAAACCGTTCGGGTTGGTGACGCTGATGGAGTAGTAGTGCGTCCCGTACTCTAGGGACCTGGACATCGCCGTGATCGCGCCCAAGTCGATCAGGTTGTAGACGCCTGACCCGGACTCGTCGTTACCCGGATTCGGAACCTCCACCACGATCTTGAGGTTCTGCCCGATCTGGAGCGTGCCGTCCCCGATGGCGTTGTAGATCGATACAGCTACGGATCCAGAGTCGTAGCTGTCTCCGGAAATAGTCGATGTAGAGGCGCCGATGCTAATCTTGGCAGTTCCGGTTCCATAGTCGATCTCTTGGGGCGCCGAATAAACGCCGGTGTCCGTTTTCCCGTACAACAAACCGCTAGCAGTGGGAGTGCCGGAAGTAATACCTAACGAGGACCACGATGCAGCGGTTCCGTTCGTGGTGAGGAACTTGCCACTGTTGCCCGTTTGGCTCGGCAGCGCATCGATTGTAAGATTGCCGGAGCCAAGGATGGAACTGCCGTTGACGGTCTTGATTCCGGTCAGTCCGGCGGCGCTGCCATTGAACTGCGTGGCGCTGACGGTTCCGTTGACCTGGAGGTTGCCGGACATTGATCCGCCAGCCGATGAAAATGGCGTAAATCCAAGCGCCGTGGTGACGTCGCCGCTGGCGAGAGCTCGGTTTTTCCACAGGCCGTCTGAGGCTAGCACCAGGAAGTCGTTGGTAGCTTTCGACGTAATCAGGATGTCGTGCAGCTCATCCAGCTCGTAGCCGTTCTGGATCTTGACCTGGATGACGCCATTGTTGGCTTGAACACGCGAAACCACGCCAAGGTACACTGTGTTGTTCGGCGCAACCGGCTTGTTGGCAAGGCCAAAAACCATGCCGCCGGCCGTGGTTGGGGATAACCACACCGGATCGCCAGCCGTCGCGGCAGACGTATCAATGCCCGACAGGGCGCCCTCGCACACCACGTTGCCGATGGTGTCGTTGGCGATGTCCGCAAACACAATACCGAAGGTCTTGCTCGATGTGGATTCTGCGTTGGCCAGAGCCTTGCTGACGAGGATGTTGTCGCCGTTGGCGCCGGAGATGTAGACCACCGTGCCCTTGGAGAGAGTTGCGCCGGTGCTGTTTTTCACCGCCACACGAACGTCGGTGGCAAAGTTGTCGATCCACTGGCTGTTGTAGTTGGTGCCGTCAATCTTTGACAGAACTTGTCCAGCCGCGCCGCCGGTCGGTTGTCCGGCTGCTGCCGTGGCGGGCGTGAAGCCCAGGGCCGTGGTGACGTTGCTCGAGGTGAGCTCACCGAGAATGGTGGACGCGCTCTTGTTCTCGACGTTGCCGATGCCGAGGTTGGTGCGCGCCGTTGTGGCGCTGGCCAGGTCGGACAGGTTGTTGGATGACAGCAGAGCGCCGGTAAGTGACGAGTAAGCCGCATACCAGGCCGTTCCGTCGTACACCTTCATTCCGCCGCCAGAGGCCAGCGAATTGGTGTTGTAGTACAGGTTGCCAGCGGCGAGCGGCCCACCGGTGTTGTCGGTGGCGGGGTCAGACGATTTCGGCCCCAGGTACTGGTCGTTGAAGTTGGCGAACGCTGACAACGCCGAGTCGCGTGCGGCTTCTGCACCAGCCTTTGCGGTGGCAGCATCGGTGGCGCTCGAGGACGCGTTCGTTGCCTGTGTCGTAGCCGTGGTTGCGCTGGACGCTGCGTTCGTCGCACTGGTCGCCGCTTCAGATGCCTTCGTGGTGGCAATGCCTGCTTGTGTGGTGGCGGTCGATGCGCTCGAGGCAGCATTCGTTGCGCTGGTGGCCGCTTCTGCCGCCTTGGTTGTGGCCGTGCTGGCAGATGTGGACGCAGACGACGCCGAGCTCGCGGCGTTGGTCGCGCTAGTGGCTGCTGCGGTCGCAGACGTAGAGGCGGCGGTGGCGCTGTTTGCCGCATTGGTAGCCGACGTAGCAGCGTTGGTAGCGCTGGTCGAGGCTTCCGTCGCCTTTGTTGTTGCGGTCGTTGCTGAACCAGCGGCAGACGTTGCGCTGGTGGCTGCGTTCGTAGCGGAGGCTGCTGCCTCAGCCGCTTTGGTAGTTGCGATACCAGCCTCAGTAGTCGCGGTCGAGGCCGACGTCGCGGCATTGGTAGCTGATGTTGCAGCCTCGGATGCCTTGGTCGTTGCGGTAGTTGCAGAGCCGGATGCAGCGGTTGCGGATGCGGCAGAGTTTGTCGCGCTGGTTGCGGCATTGGCTTGAGAAGTTGCTGCCGAGCTCGCGCTTGCAGCGGCGTTGGTTGCCGATGTGGCGGCTGCGGACGCACTCGATGCAGCCTCGCTTGCTTTTGTAGTCGCTGTCGTGGCGGAACCGGCGGCGGCAGTGGCTGAACTGGCCGCGCCAGTAGCCGACGTTGCAGCCTCCGCAGCCTTCGTGGTCGCGGTCGAAGCCGAAGTAGAAGCGGACGTGGCTGAGCTGGCGGCATTTGTTGCCGCAGTCTCGGCGGCATTTTTTGCCGCCATGAGCTCAGGCGTCACGTCACCGGTGTCACCCTTTGGTCCCTGGATACCTTGGATACCCTGGATGCCCTGGATGCCTTGCGGCCCTTGCGGCCCCTCGCTAACGATGGTAACCGTTTGCGCAGAGGAAACCTCTTGGACGACAACGGTTGCGCCGATTTCTTCGACAACGACCAAATCGCTCATCGAGTGATCTCCTTGGAAACAGTGATCTCGCCTTCCATGAGACGGGTCACGGTTCCGTCAGCGGAGGTCAGCTCGAGGTCGTACTTGCCACGAGACCAGCCGATCGCCGCGGTGGTCGTCGCGCTGAAAATCATCGTGATCGTTCCGGCGCCAGTTCCTGAACCAGTGGTGAGCACCAGCTTGCCATTGGTCGAGGACAGCTCGAGCAACACCTCTTCCGATGCAGCGCTCTTGCGGATCTGCATCTTGGCTGTGTAGCCGGTCAGGTTGACAGCAGCCCCGGAGCTGTCTTTCCATACGATTGGCTTGATCAGGGTCGCGCCCTGTTCGATCTCGAAGTCGTAGCTTGCTGCTGGCATATCAAATTCTCCGGAGCTTGGCCTGCATGACAGAACGGACCTGGCCGTGGGTACTGCGCTGACGAGCCACGTTGATGCCCTGCTGGAACAGGGTCCTGTGAACTGCCGCCATCTTCTCGTTGCTGTACGGCTTGCCCACGCTGATCATTAAGCGAGACAGAGCGCCGCTTGCGATCGTCTCGGCGTAGTCCTCGAGGATCACGCTTTCGACGCTTTCGCTGGCTCGAGTCGGCTTCAGGGCCACGCGCATGGTTAGGCCGTTGGCGTAGTCCTTCTCCGGAGGATTCCACACGGACACCGAGCGCTCGTCCTTCTGGAGGTAGAAGCGCGGCGTGCTGGACTTGTCCTGGTACGAGCTGAACAGACGGTTGTAGACCGATGCTTCACGCACGAAGTCAGGCGCCAGAGGCGTGAGCTCGTTGTCCTCGAGCCAGGCTTTCATCACCTTCACGACGATGTAACCCTTGGGCGGCTCCAGGTCGTAATCCACCACACCAGACCTCAACGTGACCGGATCGTGGTCGCGTTGGAGGATCAGGCTTTTCTCGCAGAACTCGATGCAGGCGTTGCGCACTGCGTTGACGACCACCATCTCTGCCGCACCAGGAACCTCGGTCAGGATGTTGGGAAAGAAATCTTCGTAGGACGCTGACATCAGACGCCTCCAGCTTGAATGCTTTGCGGATTGGACTCGCCGCCTTTACGGTTCAAGGACTGGCCGAACGCCACATCCTTCTGCAACTTCATGCCCATGAGTCCGCCGAACAGATTCAGGTAGCTGTTGGCGAGCGCTGCGTTGCCGCCGAAGTCGGCTTCCTTGGCGTATGCGCGGAACAGAACAAACAACACGATGCCCTCGAAGTAGGCATCAGCGATTGCCAGGTCGTTGTTGGTTGCCGTCAGAGTCGTCGGTCGCTTGGAGTACAGGAGCTCGACCTTCACCCCGGAGTTGACAGGAGGATTCACCCAGAATGTCGTCGGGTTGCGCTCGTCGTAGACAGAGTTCTTGACCTCGGACTTCTTGGTGTTGGTGTGCCAGTACGGATCGTAGGCATCTAGGGTGTCGCGATCGGTGGGGCGGATTGCGCGACCAGGCGTCGTGCCGTCCGAGCCGATGTTGCGGATCACGTCCAGCAGGCGGTAGCCGGCGGAGGGAATGGATTGCTTGGATCCAGCGACCAGCGTGACGACCTCGTTGACCGGGAAACAGTCAGGGCGGTAGACCGCGATGATGCCTTGCGCATCGTTGATGGCGTCGATCAGCTCCTGATCGGTCCAGCGGTAGCCGGTAGCGTCAGCGTCGTTGAGGATGGATCGAACCCGCGAAAGAACGTCAGAGACCTTCATGCTTCACCCGGCGGTTGTTTGGACTTGCGCGGGGGCTTGCCGGCCTCTTTCCTGAATTCCTTGAGGGCGTCCTCAATCCCGAGACCAGGCGCCGTGTCCGACTGCGCTGTCTCTGGATTTTCGTTGGGGTTTTCTTGTGGAACGGTCTGCGTCGGGCGCTCGTAAGGCTCCATATCGTCCCGCTGCGCGAGCTGCGGAGTCCACGCGTAGATGTGGCCAGATGTCTTTTGTTTGAGCAATTTCATAAAAAAAGGGAGGGAGTTTCCTCCCTCCCCTCCATCAGGGTTTACCCGATCACTTGCGGACGTATCCGTGAACCAGAGCTTCGGGCTTGGTCACCTTGAAGCCGTACACGTTCAGACCGCGGACGATGTTGCCGAACGTGCTTTGGGCGCGCAGGGTCTCGACGTTGGTCATTTGCGAAGCGAAAGAGATCGCGTCGCGGGTGCCGGCCATGATGTTCCATGCCTTGTAGTCGGCAGCGCCGCCGGTGCCGCCAGCAGCAGCATCGGATCCCAGGTCGGTGACGCTGGACAGGTTGTTGCTGACGTACAGGGTGAAGCGGTCCACAATGCCCAGCTTGCCGTTACGCAGAGGCGTTACGGAGTCGCCGGTCAGGTAAGCCGCCTTCAGGTCCGAGCGCTTGATCAGCGAAGCCATCCAAGCGGGGAGCACGGCCCAACGGCCATCTTCGGGCACGTTCTGCTCGTCCAAGCACTGACCCATGTCCAGGATCATGTCCAGAACCGTGGAGCTGGTCACTTGGCGGGGAGCGCCGGTGGCACCCAGGTTGATGTCGCCAGAAATGGCGCCAGCGGTGGCACCCTTGTTGGCGGCGGCTGCGTCAGCGTATACGCTTCCGAGCACGTCGCCGTCGATAGCGATTTTCATCTGCTGCGAAGCGTCGTTCGTGAAGATATCCATCAGCTTGACGTCGGCTTGGGTAGCATCCACGTCGTCCAGGACGACTGCGAAGTACTTACCCTTGTCGATGTTTAGCTCCAGGGGGGCGGAGGTAGGAACCTGGTTGGTCAGGTTCTGGCCCTTGGAGTAGTTGCTGATGGTGATCGTGGGGATCGAGCGAATGTTGACCTTGTCGCCTTGGCCCTTGATCTCGCCTTCCCAGTCGTTGTTGGTGATCTCGCCCAGGACGGTGCTCTTGTAGAACTTGACCTGGAGCTTGCCCGACCAAACTTCAGGGATGAAGTTGGATCCGGAAGCGGATGCGTAATCACCAGCGTTGCTGGCGCCGTAGTAGTTGCTAGATGCGGTAACTGACATGATTCAAACCTTTCGGTACTGATCAGTCGGCTTATCGAACTCTTTTTTCTCGAATCGCCAACTGAATTTCTGCGTCGATGGCAGCAGCATCCGCCTCAGAGATCTCGCCCCTCCGGTCTCGAGCGTAGAAATCTGCGATCTCTCCGCGAGTCCAGAGCTTCTTGCCCGCTGGCGCCTCGGGAGTCCGAGTCGCTACCGGAACAAGTTGCGAATCCAGCGAGTTGGTAGCTGCTGCCGCTTTGTTCTGTTGAACCTTTTTGAACGCATTGAAGAATCTGGCAACGCGATCCGCATCGCGCTTCCCTTCAGCCTCCGACAGAATGTCCTGGCGCGTGTAGCCGGTGATTTCGTCGATCTCACTCAGCCATGTATGGAAGTCGGGGTCATCGTTGATAGCCATCCAGTCCGGAACTGACGAGGCCAACTTCTCATAAAAGCCGACCTCTTTGTTCTGAACCAGAGTCGAATCGAGCGACTCCAGCCGTTTCTTGAGTTGGGCGATCTCGTCGTCTTTACCCTGAACCTCTTCCCGCGCTGCGCGGCGGATCAGGTCTACGAGCGGCTCACCGTACTCATTCACTTCCTCCGGCTTCACCAGCGATTCCTTCGGTTTCGCGAGCGATGCCTTAAGCGCCTCCACTTCCTCGGTCAGGCTATTCAACTTGCCGTCACGCTCCTTGAGCGCCGCATGCAGTCGTGGAACCTCGGCGTTGTACTTGCCGTGCAGCGTCTTGTACCTTGCTTCCCACTTGTCGTCTCCCTCTGACGGAGGGGTGGCCGCGGGTGCGGTGGTTGCCTGAGCTGTTGGTTCACTCGGAGCCGGCGTATTGGCCGGAGGGTCCGAAGCAGAAGGATCGCCTGGCGGGGGATCTTGCTGCTGCTGCTGCGGCTGTCGAGCCTGTTGCAGTCGTTGAAGAGCTTCGTCTGCCTTTCTTTCCGCCTCGAGGACGGCACGTGGTAGGTTCAATTCAAACTCCTTGAGCCTTCACTCCGTGTCAGGGGCCTCTGAGGGTTTTCCCTAATACTTCGATCCGGTGTTCTCGGTTGCCAGCGATACCGCCGCTGGTCATGCGGTTGCCCCAACGGGGCGGGTCACTTCATTTTTCGGAGGATGTCTCTTGCTGACTGCTTCTTTTCCAGAAACTCAGCCAGCGCTTGAGACGCTCCTTGATTCCACCGGGACTGAACTTCGTCACGAGTGGCGTCATTCGTGCTGCGAATTTGGCCCAAAGATTCTTCAAGCCAGCTACACACCACTTCAAAATCACTGTTCCCTCCCAGCGAGGCTAACGATTGGAGAACTGTAATTGGTGGTTTTGCAAGCATGTGCTTACTTCTTGTAGTCCTGGCGGCTACGGACCCCAGGGCCCAAGTTGTACGTGCATTCGTTGGGAGCGCCATAGCCGCCGCGAACCAGGCCACCGTCAGCCATGTGATCGCCGGCGTATTTGGCAGGGCTCATGCGGCCAGACTTGATGGCGTCGGCGTTGCGCTTTATCTCCTTCGCGCTGTGATTGCCTTCACTCTTCTCGCCGGCCATGTACTGATCCTTGCTGATCTTGCCGCTCTTCAGCGCCTTGGCTTCTGCCATCTCTTCGGCGCGGGTTTCTTTTCCACGAAACATTTTTGCCGCCATAACGGACCTTACTTTTTGTAGTTTTGCAGAGATCGAATCCCAGGCCCCTGCGTCTCATCGCACACATTAGGCGGCAGGAAGCCAGGAAGATGGCGCAGCAGCGGAGCTTCGTCGATGTCGTGCTCCATGTCGTGCTCCATGTAAATGTTTTGCTCCTCGGGCTTGATCTTTCCGGTGTTGGGCTTCTTTGCGTTGTACGGTTGTTTCATGACATATCCTTCACTGGACTAGGTTTGCCGATTCCCCGCCGGAGGGGTTGCCTGCGGTATCGAGTGTCGCTGGTGCTTGAGCTTGCTGAGCTGCCATCTGCTGCATTTGCATGGTTTGCACTTGTTCCTGCTTGAACTGGAGCTCCTCCGGGGTGGGCACGATCTTGTCGGTGTCCATCTGGAGAGACTCGGCAACCTGGCGCAGAAGGTAGGCGCGACCTTGCGGCCCGACGATCTGAAGATCGACCGGGTTGGCCGTGGCTTGCAGGAACTCGTTGCGACGCATCTGCAACTGCTCCTTGGCCACCAGACCCATGGCGCCCTTGGCCATGACCTTGAAGTCGCCCTTGGCCGAGGTGTCCGGGTCGTAGATCATGTTGTGGACGTACAGTCGGTTGACGATAGATGCCACAACGACGTCCACCGAAGCGATCGCTGACTTGATACCCTTCGCCGCGTTGTCCATCAGCATCGACAGACCGGACGCCGTGCGACCTGCACCGCCCGTGGCGCCGCTGCCGTACACGTAGTTCGGGATGCCGGTGACCTCGTCGGCCTGGCGCATGTAGAACTGGTATACGTTGAGCAGCTCAGCCGCATTCATGTTCGGCTGGAAGAAACGAACAGCCGGCTGACCGCCGCCGGTGCGATCGCTGGTCGTCTGCCAGATCTTCCAAGGGAACATCGACGTCACGTCTTCGCCATCAGGCAAACGATCGACGTGGATCTCAGCCTGGGGACCAGACGCCACGCCCATGTTGTTGGCCAGGCTGCGAGCCGCTGCATTGCACATGATTTGCACGTCGCGCATCACTTCGCCCAGAGCCACGCCCCAGAAGGAGCCAGGCACCGGAACCCACTGCGCAATCTCGTAGGGGCGGGCGCCCAGCGGATCAGGGTTGAGAGACACCTTGATGATGAAGGGGCCGATCTGCCAGACGTTGACCTCGTACTCCTTGTACGGGTCGAGCTTCTTCTTGAAGCCCCAGTCCATGAGCATCTTGCCGCTGACCGAACCCCAGAACTCCAGGGCCTCGATCACCTCTTTGGTGTACAGACGAGAGTGAGGCTTGCCCTCGAGGCGGTCGCGCTCCTGGTCGCCCATCAGCCACTGACGGAAACCCTGATCGCCAAAGCGATCGAGCACCTGGTCGATGTCCTTATCGCTGTATCCAGGCGTGCCGCGCATGGCTTGCAGGCTGGAGCGGGTCAAGCGGTGACGCTCGATCAAGTAGCCGTCGTTGACGTTGCTCGAGTTGGGCGAGGGGAACATATCATGCGGCGACACACGCTCGGTCTGGCGCACGTAGTCATTCACGACAACCGGCTGAAAGCCCTGGCCCCAGTGCATCGTCTTCTTGCGACGCACGACAGGACCTTTCAGTATGGCGGTCGGATAGGTAACAAAGTCGTCAATGAACTCGCGGAACGCAACCTCGAAGCCGCCGGCGTTGAGCTGATCCTCGATCTTGTTCTCCATGCGGTTGGCGCAGCGGTCGGCCTCCTCTCGCATGCGAGCCATGATCGTGTCGTGGACCTGCTCCATACGGACACGGAAGGCTTCAGGGTGAACCTGTCCACCAGCCTGAACGAACTGCTGCATCTCCATCTGCACGAGTTCAACGATGCCGGCGGAGATCTCGGGCGGAAGATCGGGCTCCTTGGACGGCTGAAGCTCGTAGGCACGACGTCCGCCACCAAGCATAACGTCCGTGATCCAGTTGGCAGCAGCACGGGCCTTGATGTCCGTGATCCGCATGTAGATGTCAGAGCCGCCAGTCCTGGCGATCTCCATAGCCTTGTCCGGATCGTAGACGCCGCGGCGCTGACGCTCACACTTGAGCAGGCGCTCGGTAGTCTCGGTCTTGGAGAACTTGGCTCGTTCCCAGCAATCCGAGATGTGGCGTGAGAGGCCGGAGTACAGGACGTCAATCAGGTCGTTCTTCTGCTTAACCTTGATGTCCACTTCTGTCGGAGGCGTAGCTCCGAGCATTCCAATTGCAAGTCCGTTCATGTTCAGGTCCATCCCCTGCTGGATGCTTGTACGACCGATCGCGCCCTGGCAGGACGCAGGCCGTTACGCACCCGCATGCACAAATACTGAAGAGCGTCATGAGGATGCGAGAAAGCATCCTTGACGGGACGGTCCCTGTATCGCGCAGCGCCTGAACTTTTCACGCGCTCATACCGGTAGCGACCATTGAATCCTTTACGCAACGCCGAACAACGTGGGTCTAACAACAGACCCGGCCCGCCGTCGATCATGCGTGTCAGGAAGAATGCAACCGATTCTCGCCGGGGTATCCAATCATTGGTTGGCGCGGGCTCAGTTGGGATGCCCAGCTCGAACAGCTCCTGGAGACAGGTGCGCTCGTCGGTCTGCGCCCGGATCTGGCCGGCGGGGTCGCCCTCCGAGAACCTGGTGAAGCCGTTGTACTTGTTGGTCAGGATGGGGCGGACGACGTCAGCGGTGAACTGACGGATACCCATGTCCTCAGCAATGATCTCTTCCAGGATCCGTAGCTGCCCGTTTGGCATCTGCTGACCAATGATGCAGGCTGGGGTAAGTCCGAAGTCCCAGCCCAGGATGATGGGCAGGCCGCGCACCGGCTCGAGGTGTTTCTCGCTGACGTGAACCCGATCGTTGAACTCGGGGAAGACAGGCTTGCCGTCTGAGGTCGTGCCGTAGTTGCCGAGCAGGAAAACGTTGATCCAGCCGTCCTGCTTGCCGCCGATCTGGCGCATGTAGTACTCATGGCCAGACGGGAGGTTGTCGATGTTCTCGGCCTCCGGGTTTGGATGGTAGGCGCCGTCCTCATCCCGATACAGACCGCCAGGCTGACGGAAGAACTGCCAGCCCTTGGGCGTGTCAAGCTCCGCGATCTGGTAGTACCAGTGGTCGTCGTCCGGCGGGTTCGTGTCCATGATCACACCGGTCCAGGACGGGCCACCTTTGAGCTTGGACGGGTATCTGCCTACACGTTGTGTACACATATCGAAAACGCCCTTGGAGATCTCGGACGCTTCGTTGATCCACACCCCGGTCAGTTCCAGGGAGCGCAGCTTTCCGGTGTCCAGCTCGGAGTCAAGCGCCAGGAATATGACCTCGAGCTCCATCGAGGTGCCGTCGCCGATGTCATCGATCCGCATGAAACTGGTGATGGGCGTATCCCAGCGGATAGGCGCCACGTTCTGCGGGAACCAGGTCTGCCACGTCTTGATCGTGGTGGACTTCAGTTCGGGGTAGGTGTTTCGGATGATGGCCCAGCGGGATCGCCGGACGTTGTCGTACCAGGGCCGCTGCTGGAGCGCCCGCATAACGATCTCGGAACAGCAGGAAGACGACTTCCCAGAACCGACTGGACCCATGAGGCCACGGACGAATGAACTGTCAGCGTGAAACGCTGCGGCGTTGGGGCCAGGCGGGTAATACGTGACCAGCCCGTCGTCATGTTCGACTACCTCGAGACTCATTTCTTGGGCGGGAGCGCCGAGTTCAGATTAAACGTGATGCCTTGAGTCCCGGTTTCAATCTTGACGTCGGACAGGTTCGGGAGGGATTTATCCAGGAGGATCTTTGCCGCACGGATCTGGGACTCGGACATTTCCTTCTTGCCGGTCACGTGGTCGTGCAAGGCTCCGATGTAGTACGAAGCCTGGATCTTTTTGCGTACGTCGTCTTGATGGGTCTTGCGCATGCGTGCAGCCATATCAACCTCATGTCTGCCGTTGGTGGCATGCGCCGATTGTCGTTGGGGATTGGCCTGATGGAGCTGGCGGCAGGAATCGAACCCACACCCACGGACTACAAAACCGTGACGCTACCGTTACGCCACGCCAGCTTTACCGGAGGTGGTTGCGGGACGTGGTAACGATCCACGCTCAGTACGGCTTATGAGACCGTCCTGGTCACCTGACCATCCCGCCAAAAAGGAACGGTGCCTTACGGGCACCAGTCGGTCAGGTCACGCCGGGGAGGAGCACTTTCGTGTAGGACCCAGGCCCTGACTGCGGATGTTACGCGCCACCGTCCGCTGGGCGCATGGCCAATGTCTAAACCAGCCATCATGAGCAGTTGGAAGTATGGCTGAGGTTTTGCCCAAAGGTATTGGGACAAACCCCAATGAAAGTTGGCACGCTTCCTGCAATATAGGTATATAAGATATATACCGGTATATAAGAACTACGTATAACCGTACTACGTATAAC